GAGCACTTGACTTTTAATCAAGTTGTCCGGGGTTCGAATCCCCGATGTCTCATTATATGGGAAAACTCATTGCTTTTAGTGATGAGTTTTTTTATTGTATTCGTATAACCTTCTCACTTAAATTTAGAGGTCAAGCACACAGAAAGTGAGGTTGTTATTATGAAACAAATCCAAATGAACAAATCTAAAAATTTATCTGTAAATGATGCTTATGATTTATTTATCAGAAAGTGTCGTGTCAAGAATTTATCCCAAGCATCTATTGTGTCATACGAGAATAAGATTCATCCGTTTGTAGATTACTGTGAAGGTGGTCTTATCAGTGCGGTTAAAATCGACACAGTGGATGGATTTACCAATCATCTTAAAACAGAACATAATGTGAATGATGTATCTGTCGTATCTTATTTACGGTCTGTGAGAGCGTTCCTATATTATTGCATGGAATGTAACTACATGACCTCGTTCAAAATTCATCTTCCAAAAGCACAGAAGGACATTAAGGAAACTTACTCGAATGAACAGTTGGAGAAATTATTAGCCAAGCCAGACCTCAATAGTTGCTCTTTTACGGAGTTTAAGACATGGGTGTTTGAAAACTATATGCTTGCTACAGGAAATCGTCTCAGTACGGCTTTAAACGTCCATATCAAGGACATTGACTTTGATAATGGAATGATTATGCTGCGTAAGACAAAGAACCGTAGACAGCAGTTAATCCCACTCTCAGCGTCTTTATCTGAGATATTGAGAGAGTATCTTGATATTCGTGGTGGAAATCCTGATGATTTTCTCTTCTGTAATAACTATGGTGAGCAAGCCAGTAACAGAACATGGCAGACATTAGTGTATCGCTATAACATTAAGCATGGTGTCAATGTCACGAGTATACATTCATTCCGACATACTTTCGCAAAGAACTGGATTCTCTCAGGGGGTGATATTGTAAGATTAAAGACCATCATGGGACACAGTAATATTGCAGTCACGAATGAATACCTTGCTATGTTTGGTCAGGATTTGCAGATGGATTTTGAGAAGTTCAATCCATTAGATAACTTGAAGAACAGAAACAGAGAACAAATCAGAATGTAAAGGAGAATATCATAATGAAGAAATGGATCAAGGCAGATAACGGCAGAGTAACACAGGTGATTGAATTTGATGATGGCTCAAAGATAGAACTGCCATTAGATAACAATGGTAACTTGAAATGGTTTGATGATAGCAAACTAATCAAAAAAGCAAGTTAATTTCTAGGGTGACAACAACCCCCAATAAATCCCTACTGTTGTCCAAATATCGTGACAACGATAGGGATAAAAGTGGGGTAGTTGTGACACATATTAGTAGTAGATAAGAGTTAATAATAGACAAGTGATACCACTCGTTTTCAACGAGATGTTATTCTTTGATTTATTATTGTTTTGTTTTGGAAAGGAGAGATACATGAATTATGCGAATGTATTTGGTCGTACACAGAAGCAATTTGATATGACCATGAACAGAGAAAAAATCACAGTTGCAGATTTCTTCAACTCCGATATTAAATATGATGTATTCTTTCGTAGGAATCAGCGTAGTACCACACCGCAAGGCAAGGTTAGATTTTTCTATGCTCAGAGTACACCTATTCATATTGGAACTATCTTTGTATTGAATGGAGAAAATTATATTGTAACTTCTCAGGACGGAATTGAGAGTGATATATATTTTACATCTATTGCAGTCAGAAGTGATATGACCTATAAAGTTAAGACGGATAAAGGTACTGCCAGTATTCCATTTGTTGTAGTATCTGATAAATGGACTGTTGCTCATGGAACTATTACACAGTTGAATGGTGCAGTTGCCTTGTACACTGGTTATAACAGTGCAGTAGAGAATATAAAGGTGAACGACTCTTTTAGAGGATTTGGCAACTATTATAAGGTTGGAAACACCTTTAAGAATAATAATCTGTTCTATCTGTATTTGGAGCAGACGCAAGCACCGATTGACAATTATAAAATCACATATACTGGTGTAACCTCATTTGATCTGAAGGAGAACAACACATATCAGTTGACTTATTCCGTGACCAACAATGGGGATGTTGTAGAGAATCCACATATATCATATGAATCTTCTAATGTTGAGATTGCTACGGTTGATGATAATGGTCTTATGACTATGCTTCAAGAAGGTTCGGTTGATATTGTTGCTTCATGCGGTGGTGCTACCTGTACAACAACTATGGCTATTGCAGACACAACACCAAAAGTCAATTACACAACGAGCATATCAGCATCTACAGATACAATTAAGGTTGGTGGCTCTTATAAGACACTTACTTGTCTCTTCACAGATAAAGACGGACAGGATATTACAGAAACAGTTATTGCCGATATGACAACTGCTGACTTTGTATGGACTTGCTTCATTGGAGATACAGAGTTTACGGACAATACATCATTTATCACATGGAGAGCAGGAACTTCTACCAATGGCAAGAGAATTAAACTTGGTTCTGATTATAGTTACATTGGAAAGACAATCACTATCAAGTGTACAGTCAATGGTGTAACAGCAGCAAAAGATTTTGAAATATATGAGTAACCTATAAGTTGGCGAAAAAAGATTTATCTCTTACTTGATATTTTCATAGAATATGATATAATATCTATGTAGAGAACATAAGTTTTGTAAAAAGTTTACAAAAAGGGGTTAAGTTTTTTATAACTTGTGTCGATATATATTATGTAAGGGATAAATCTGATAGCCAAATACACAGAAAGCGAGGAAATAAATGATATTAGATAATGGCTTGAAGATTATGAGCATTGATGCTACCGACTTATTTAGAGTAGAGGTAGAATCAACAAAGAACAAAAAGGGCAAAGAGATTAAGGTTGCAAAAGAAATCGTACCTTCTGGATTATCTTCCTATTACGATTACTATGATGAATCAAAAGATGAAATTCTTCATCTGAGAAATCCCCAGTTATTCAAAATGAAATTAGATAGCAGTATGGCACTGGATGAATTAGGTCGAGTGATTGCAGACAGACGAATGACAAAGACAGCATTTTTCAATGTCAGAAGAAAGTTAGCAACAGACCAAGTAGTATACTTAACATTCAAATATTCTTCATTTAGAAGCACTCTCGAAGATGATAAGGATGATAAGGGCAAAGATAGTTGGGATTCCCCAAGTGTTACGACCTCATGTATCTAATCGCAATCTGAAGGTATGGCAGATTCCCAAAAAGGGAATACGCTATGTTCTCGGCTGTGATGTTGCTGAAGGTCTTGGCGGTAAGAGAGATAGTTCTACCATTTATGTATCGGATAAGGATGGTGTACAGGTTGCTCAGTTCAAGTCCAATAAGGTAAAGCCATACGAATTTGCGGATATAATTGATGCAATGGGTAGATGGTACAATAAAGGATTGCTCGTGGTGGAGAAAGCATCAGGCGGTCACAGTTGTATTGAGAGATTAAGATACGACAAGAAATATATGAATATGTACAAATATAAGTGCTATGACGAGTTCAAGAGAACCATTTGGAAGGTTGGATTTGATACCAACAACAAGACCAAGAGTATTGCGGTCAATGATATGCGTGAGTGGTTCGATAAGGGACTGATTGACATACAGAGCAATGATTTACTGGAAGAGATGAAAACATTCGTTGCAGAGGATAACGGAGCATTTAATGCCGTTGTGGGTTCACATGACGACCTTGTGAGTGCTTGTTGGTTATGTATTGCAGGAATGAAATCTGCTTTCTGGTATCCGTTTTAGAAAGGAGAGACAATGGACAGATTAGATTATTATATTGAGAAACAATATGGCAATGATCCTAAGTGGTTTGAAGAGGAAATCATTCAGGGCAGCCATGCACAGAGGATAAGTAATGTTATTGCCAATAGAGATTATTTAAGTGGCAGACATAAGGTTTTACTGCGTCAAGACAGCCAGTATAAGGGTAAGACATTAGTTGTTAATAAAACAGTGATTAACTATGCTAAGACCGTTATTAAGTTCCATAATACGTTTTTATTAGGACATCCGACTGCTTTATCTTGCAATGATGAACATACGCTGAATACATTTAATGACATCTATAAGTTAGGACAGTATGCTACTGTTGACTATGAGATTATAGACCGTGTAAATAAGTTTGGTGACGCATATGAAGCAATCTATGTGGACAATGGAACGATTAAGAGTAAGGTGCTTGATAATGCTTGCAGTTATCCTGTATATGACGATATGGGTGAGTATATTGCCTTTATAGAGCATTGGACAGACGCATATACGGCTATTTCATTCTGGAATGTATATTATCCTACCTATGTTGAACATTGGGACAATGAGGGTGGAGAAATGCGTTTAACATCAACAGATAACAGTGTTGGTCTGCCTATCCATTATCATAATTTCAATGATGAGGATTATAACTTCGGTGTGGCTTTACTGAATGATATTAAGCCGATTATGGACGCATTAGAAGATGTTATGGCTAAGATGAGTGACAGTATCTATGTGAATGTAATGAATCCTATGCCTGTGGCTATTGGACAGCGTATAGAGAGTTCTATTCCTGCGGATGCAGTTGGTTATGTAATGAACCTTGATGTGGGAGATTTCAAGTATGCTAATTGCTCATTGGATTATAACTCAATCAAGTTGTATCTGGATAATATGAAGCAGTTCCTTAATGATGTGGCTTGTATGCCATCTGTATTAGGTTCTAGCACTAATATTGCGAATATCTCAGAAGTTAGTATGCAAATCTTACTGATGATGGCAAGTGTGTATGCTGATGAGAATAAGAAGTGGCTCAATATTGGATTCCAGAAACGATTTGAGATGTTCAAAAAGATACTTGGTATGCAAGGAATTAAGGTGGATAGTGATGTGGAAGTCATTTACAATGTGGCTATGCCTGTTGCATCTACTGAAATGATTGCTAATCTGAAAACACTTCAAGAGATGGGAGCAATTAGTAAGGAAACAATTATGGAAAAGACCGAATATGTCAGTGATGTAGAGGTTGAAAAGAAGCGTTTGAGTGGTGAAAATGTTTCACAAGATGTTTCACAGAAGATTGATAATCCTAGCAAAGAAGTAGAGATTAAATAAATGTTTCACGGAATGTTTCACGAGTGAAGTTAAATTAGCGTCTATATGTGGTATTTCAACATAAATATGCACACTATATATAGACGCATTTTGCTTTACAGACCACTAGGTTTAGTGGCTAAACGCATCAAAACTGGACAAATTGACAAATCCAACAATAAATTCGGTCTGATTTGCGATATGACACTGTACTGTACTAAAGTAATCTGAATTGTAGATACATGAGACACAATTCCATATCCATCAGGCAGAAAAGAGTGGATAATAGTGTAGTATTGTACACTGTTCAAAACTGGTGCTACGGTATTTCCACATTTTTCCGTGGGATTATGGGGTATCAGATGGGGATATAATCAGAAGAAATCTCGATTTCCTTGGCTTACATTCACTTGACTATCAATCAAGTGAGCGTTTTAGGGGTGATTTGAGCCGATTTTGGGGTTAAAAGTGACCAGATGCAGGGTGATAGAGCCGATAATGTGGCTGTACGAATCCATTGTGCAATATGTACAAAGGGATGAATGGATGTTCGTTGTGCAATACGGAGAAAATACAGTGCTATTTTTGTGCAAAGTGACGGAACGATTCAGAGCAAATTTATTTAAAGATTTGTGAATTTCTGAAAAAACTTCAAAACAATTCGGTTTATTGTCAGACAATTCAAATGTTAAATTTTTGTGAATTTTTTGCGTTACCCCTTGACTTCAAAAATTTTTTTCCTTAATCAGAAAAATCCCCACAGAGCAATTTTAGGGTACACATTATCTGTGTAACCTGACACAACCTAAGTCGGCATATCGCCCCCTTTAGGATATGGGGATAATTCAAATCCGAAAGTTTCGGAATTGCCAGAGCCGAATTATTCGGTTCTGCCAAAAGAAAAAATTTTTACTTTGCCAAAAACATCAAACGACCATCAAGGTTTACCAAATTTGGTGTAAGTCCAAAATAAAATAAGATGCCCGAACAGGACACCTTACTTCCTCAACTTATCTACTAACTGTGAAACCAACTCCACAGATTCATCATCAAGACCAGTTACATCTACATTCCTCTTATCAGTAATTCCTAAGAGGTAATCTGTAGATACATGGAATATACGAGCCAACTTTATCAATGCTTCATATGAAGGATAACGACTGCCTGATTCATAGGAAGATACAGCACTTATGGCTAATCCTATTCTATCTGCTACTTGCTTTTGAGTTAATTTCTTCTCAATTCTGAGAGAGCGTAATTTATCTCCCATGTTCACCAACTGTATCACCTACTTTCACTGATAGTGTATCAATTAGTGTTTCCGTATTGGTGTAATATAATTCCGTAATACAGAAATTCGCTATTGAAAATGCCTACAGTTAATGGTACAATTTATATAACATCTAGGAAATTAGTACAGTGATTTGAAAGGGGGCTATTTTTATGAGAAAGAAATTTATCAAAGGAATTGTTCTTACATTAACTTGTGTAGGAATAATGGGCTTATTTACGGCGTGTTCCAGTGATGATGAGTATAGAGATACTTTGAATAGTGGTCTTGATAAATATTATAATAATGAAGACATGACAAAACAAGAACATGATGCTGTTGAAAATTTCAATAATTGGAAAGATAAACAAGGCGAAAAAAAATACAGCGATTGGGACTGATTAGTAATAAGGAGATGTAAAAGTATGAAAATTACACATAATGATGCAGTTATTTTGGAAGGAATTGTTTGTAATTTATATAATGGGGCACGTCAAGGATCAATGGGTGGTATTATAGAAGCAGGTCATTTTGAAAGAAACCCATTTCATGCTGCTCTTATCTGCATTTCCAAATTATATTCTGGAATGTTTGATGATAAGATAGATCAATTCGTATGTACATGGGAAACTGTATTTAATTATCCTGATGAAAATCAAGAATATACAATAGAACAGTATATTAAGGAACTTAGAGAATTGATTTCAATATTGAAATAAGAAAATAATTTATTAAGATAGGTCTACCTTAAAACAAGGTAGTCCTTTTTTATTGCAGATAATAATGAAAGGAGACACACATGAAAGTATTAGATAGATTAAAAATGGAGTTATCCAATCAACAGTATTTCTCTGATGAGCAGTACATCCAGTTTCTCACAGAGAACTCATTAACTCCGACAGATGAATATGATAAATCAACAATGCAGAAGTCATTGCTATTTACTGTTGTTGATGTACTTGAAGCCGTTACAAATGATATAGATTTAATGACAGGTATCAGTACAGAGTTCTCTAACATTGGACAAGCATATGAGTTCTTAGAAGCAAGAATACAACAGGTGAAAGATAAGATTGCAGCCATTCCAGATGAGAATGAGGACTATAATTGTTTCTCACTGATGTATACGAGAGATAGAATTTAGCAGTTGACACAGATGGATTTTTAGTGTATTCTATGGATAAGTCACAGATAGTTATACGAATTATCAATAAAAAAGTTATATGAGTTTCTTGATTACAAGGGAGTTGCCTACAGTTGGTAGAGCACTTGACTTTTAATCAAGTTGTCCGGGGTTCGAATCCCCGATGTCTCATTAGAAAAAGAAAACCATCACTCGTAAGAGTGGTGGTTTTCTTTTTCTATTGATATATGGTGAATTTTTAATTAGTAAAACTGCACAAAAAATAATTAAAAATTTGTGCATGTTTGTTAACACTTTCAGAGGCCAAGGTGATACTATAATAACCGTAAAAACCCCCCAATACATTATATATTTTTTACTATCCCCATAGTAAAATACCTTCTCCTAAAAGACAGCAGAACGATGGCTGTCTTTTTTTTGCTCTAATTTAAGAAAAAGGCAGCCATGCATTTATTATCAATTATTCTTATGCAAAGTCGAAATTCTACAGTTGAAATGCTAAAATTACATTATAAAAATTACACCGTTAGATTTACACCGTCAGATTTATATTGCTTCCTGTTCGCAGTGATGTGTAGTAATCATCATATGACGAGCTGCTCATCTGGCGTGAGACACGATACAGACTGCTTGTGAAGTCATTGTCATTTCCGAACAGAGAATTAAGAGTGTCTGCGTCGGCCTTTTTGACAAGCTCCTCATTTGCTTTCAGGGTCCCATCATTGTTTATTGTGATGCCAATGTTCTCAAGCTCGTCGCTGTATTTACTTGCCAGCTTTTTGAGCTGCTTGGCATAACGCTTCATGGAGGTTGAACTGCTGTTTGAGGCGGAATCAATGGAATTATTGTATGTGTCAACAAGAGCCATGACTGTTCCGCGGATGTTATCGGTATTTTCGTCGTCCGAATACTTGTAGTTCTTTAATTTTTTAGCTGCGCGGTGCAGGGCGGTTGAATCATCGTAAGCGAGCTCTGTAATACTATATTCTTTGCGTTTGGATGATTTCATGGCATCGCGGTTGTTTGAATAAAAATTTCTCATAAAATATGTTGCTGAAAGATTTGTTGCTGAACTTACTCGTGTACT